GTCAGAAGCCATGCTAACACAAGACCAAACACTCCTCTCTTCGAGAGCGAGCCAAACACTGCCCGGCGCTGCCGGGTCCACAGTATTTGCCCAGATTACTGGGACTGTGGGTAATTCCGTCGAACGGCGGGTCGCTGCTACAGCTAACACCACTCCTGAAGTGATTAAAATCGCTCACGAGGTAAAAGGTGTAGGCTATAAACAGCGATGCCGTTCGGTTGTCAAGTCCTCAAGGACGTATAATAACACGGACCCGTCTACGACGGGTGGCGTGATACCGTCCTTCAACTGGACACTGACTCTAGATCGTCCTCTCCAAAGCGGAGGGGCGGTCACGACTCAGCATATCAAGGATGGACTCGGCCAGCTGATGGATGTCTTATTGATATCCGGTCAGCTCGACAAGTTCTTGAACCAGGAGGCTTAAATACCCTCCACAATCCATGCCTTTGGCGACCGAGCATCTCTTCACGAGCTCTGCAAGGTCCCTCTGGCCTCTGGGTTGGGTGTTACTTGTGTTCAAAGGGTCTGCTATATGGGACTCGACGTTAGCATTGATCATTCTGGCTGGACTCCTAACCACATAAAAATGGCAAAGATGAAAAGCCTAGCTCCTCAGGGAGCGCAGTCCGGGCTTGACCCGGCAACCGCACTCTTCTATGAAGAGCTTATCATTGCAACGTCGCGAGACGTAGCACATTCCTGCAATCGATCAGACACTGAGCTTGAACGGGACATCCTTGAAATAAGGACCCGCTTTAGGCATGAAGGGCTTCCGTTTTTAACGAAAACGCTCCCTTCCCTCGGCAAGGCCCTTGATAAGGCTTTGTCCCGCGACACTGTACTTGAGTCTTCTGGTTTCAAACTCCAGAGAGACTCGAGACTACCCCGTTTTATGGGGGACGTCTTCTTACAAGTGTTTGGTGCTGATGGATACGAACGCGGTGACGCGTCCGAGATGGCTGTGATGGCCATCCGCCAAGTCTGCTTTCTTTATTATAAGCTAGACTTGCCGTTTACCTCACAACAAGAGAATGAAGTCATTCAATTGTTTATTGATACTGATCAAGCTTTGGAAAATTCTTCCAAAGTTCTCCTTGATAGTCCACGTTCGGAATGGATTCTCCGCTACGCCAGCGCTCTCGTTAAGAGGACGTTGGGGGCGGTTGACCCTCTTAGTGAGGATCTCTTCCATCCGAAGCATGGGCCCGGGGCAGTCTCGACGGGTGAGGAGTTTGAGGAAAAAGTGAGATTCAAACGGTTTATACATCGCTTAGATGCGATGTTTCCCTATGAAGATTACTTCTACTTTAATTCCTCGCATTTTTGCGATGACTTGAATGAGTATTATGACATGGACGAAATCGACTCTGGTACAGCGAAAGTTGTGCTAGTACCGAAAGACTCCAGGGGTCCGAGGTTAATATCATGTGAACCACTAGAAAACCAGTGGATCCAGCAGGGCTTAATGAGAATTATGGTGCGAACCATTGAGACTCACAAGCTCACGCGGGGTCGCGTAAACTTTACTGATCAAACGGTAAATCAGCGCCTGGCTATCGAAGGGTCCTTAAATGGGACCTACGTGACACTAGATATGAAAGAAGCATCCGATAGAGTGAGTATAGGGCTCGTGAGAGCCTTGTTCCCAACTCGTTGGTTCGACGCCCTATGGGCTTGTCGGTCTGACGCGACGATGCTTCCGAACGGGTCAAAGCTATACCTTAACAAATTCGCTCCAATGGGATCAGCAGTTTGCTTTCCCATCGAGGCGTTAGTGTTTTGGGCTTTGGCAACAGCGGCCATATCACACGAGAGCGGTAAGACCTCAGAACGTTTGACGTCAGAAGGTCGGGCCGTTTACGTGTACGGTGATGATATCATTTGCGCTCCGCAAGACTACGCGAGCGTGAGCAATATCTTGTCCAAGTTTGGGCTTGTCCTAAATGAAAACAAGTGTTGTACGGGACGATCCTTTCGAGAATCGTGCGGGGCTGACGCCTTTCGAGGCGTCATCGTTACCCCTCTTCGAGTGAAGACCGTGTGGACATCATCGTTAGCTGGTTCAGACTATATCTCGTGGGTCGCGTTTCACAACGCGGCCATGACGAGGTGTTTCTTCAACGTATGCGATTTCCTTGCTGAACAGATTCAGCGGGTAAGGAAAACACCTTATTCTGAGTCCGAAGACTCAGAGGCGATCGCTCTTGTTGACTGCCGGAAAATGGCCATTCAAGAGAATCGGCGACTCGGATTCAAGATGCGCTTTAACAAGCGCACTTGCTATCTCGAGGTCCGTTCTTGGATGGCCCGCATCCGCCTCCTTGAGGTCGATGCCCCGGGTTGGGCTGAATGGTTACGAGTAACCACTCTACGGCGAAGGTCGCTCCCAAGCGATACTTACCCAGAGTTGAGGTTCAAAGTGAACCTCATTTTGGCACTAGC